AATTACATATAGTGCCTTCCACTTTCCTTGCAATGGATGAGCAGGAAAAAGCCTTTGTTGTAGCAGCAATAAGGGTAAAGATTCAAAACGACAAGGAAAAAGAGAAAGAAACAAAAAGAAAAATGAGCAGGAAAGGGGGATAAAAAATGGCAACAATTCAAACAGCTATAGAATTACAGGATAATTTTACAAGTGTTTTGTATCAAGTTATTAATTCTGTCAATATGAGTATCTCCGCAATGGAGGAACTGCATAGTACAATGAATTCCACAGTGGATACCTCTTCCATTGAGGCTGCAAGGGATTCTATAAATCAGGCCACTACGGCAGTACATGAATTAGATTCTGCCATGCAGAGTGTAAATGACAACACAATATCAGCAACACCCCCTTCAACACCTCCTGAAGCTCCGGAGCCACAACAGGTTCAGTGGCAATCATATAACGGTCCTGAAGTGTTTACCACTACAGGAGTGGAAAGATTTCAGCAAGAAGTACAAAGTGCAAATGCTATGTTAAGCACCTTGAATTCAACACAAACCCAAATTGCTAATACAGCAGCAGGAATGAGCATATTACCTTCTAATGCAATTAGTGATATAAACGGAATGGGAAATAGATTGCAGGCCATACAGGAACGAATACAGCAAATAGAAAGCAATCCAATGAACATGGGTACTGCCGGAGCAAATGCAGGACTTGAACAATTACGTAGTCAGTTAAACCAAGCTATGGTTGAGCAAGAAAACTTAAACAGGGCTATGGCCAATATGGATGTATCTTCTGCTAATGATTCATATATAAGGTTAATGCAAACCGTAGGTGAGACTGAGCGATATATCAGAGATAATACAGATGAGCAAGGACAGTTTAACAGGGCAATCAATGAGGGCGCAACGAGTGCCGATAATTTGATGAACTCTATAAAAGGAATGGTTATGGCGTATGCTACCATACAAACGGGTAAAGCTATCTTAGGGTTATCTGATACTTTGACTTCAACAACGGCAAGGCTCGATATGATGAATGATGGTTTGCAGACTACAGAAGAAATGCAGAATATGATATTCCAATCTGCTGAGAGAGCAAGGGGACAGTATCAGAAAACTGCAGATGCTGTATCAAAACTTGGAACTTTGGCAGGGAATGCATTTGATAGCTCTGCAGAAGTTGTTGGTTTTATGGAGCAGGTAAACAAACAGTTTGCTATCGCAGGTACTTCAGCCCAAGGCGTTAATGCCGCTATGTTGCAACTTACTCAAGCAATGGGATCAGGTATACTTCGTGGCCAAGAATTCAATGCAGTATTCCAACAGGCCCCTAACATTATGCATTCTATAGCGGATTATATGGGAGTGCCTATAGGTAAATTAAAAGATATGGCTGCAGAGGGCAGAATTACAGCTGATATTGTAAAGGCTGCGGTTTTTGCTGCTGCTGATGAAACGAATGCCAAGTTTGAAAAAATGCCTAAGACATTTGAACAAATCTGGGCATCGTTTTCAAATCACGCATTAAGGGCGTTCGAGCCGGTATTACAAAGGCTAAACACTTTAGCAAATAGTGAAGGGTTTCAAGCGTTTGTAAACAGCGCAATAGGGGCAATGGCAATGGTCGCCGATGTAGTACTTAATATCTTTGATTTAATAGGGCAGGTTGCTTCTTTTACTGCAGATAATTGGTCATGGCTGTCACCTATTATTTATGGAGTGGCTGCAGCTTTGGCAGTATACTATGGCGCACAACTTGCTGCAAATGCAGTGTCTTTTATAAGTCACGGCATACACTTAGCAATGGCTGCGGCACAGATGATTCATTTAGCAGCAACGGGTGCACTTACAGCGGCTACAGCAGCAACGACGGCCACCACGGAAGGACTTAATTCGGCATTATATGCCTGTCCTCTTGTGTGGATTATCATACTTATTATTGCTTTAATAGCGATAATATTTGCTGTCTGTGGTGCGATAGCAAAGATGACAGGTATTGCAAATACCGGATTTGGAGTAATGACCGGTGGCATTAATGTTGTAATACAGTTCTTTAAGAATTTAGGCTTTACAGCAGCAAATATTGCTATAGGGATAGGAAACGCTATTGGAGCGCTTGCTTCAAACATGATGGCAGCATTTAGCAATGCAATATCGGGAATTCAAGCATGGTTTTACGATTTGTTATCTACTGCACTATCCGTAGTGGCAGGTATTTGTGAGGCCTTAAACAATTTGCCTTTTGTTGAGTTTGATTTTTCTGGAATAAGTAGTGCAGCTGATGACTATGCTGCAAAATCCAGTGCGGCAGCAGGGAACAAGCAAAGCTATACAAGTGTATCAGATGCTTTTAATAGTGGAATGTCAACATTTGACACATTCAAGGATGGATGGGCTTCAGATGCCTTCAATGCAGGTGCAAGCTGGGGTGACGGAGTTATGGATAAGGTATCTGGAATGCTTAAGGGTGTACTTAATCCTGAAATTCCAAGCATGGTAGATCCTTTGGGTATTGGAAATATGCCTGAGCTTGGCGATATAGCAGGAAGTGCAGCTGATACGGCAGGAAACACAGGAGCTATAAAAGAAGCAATGGATATTACGGAAGAGGATTTAAAGTATCTTCGTGATATTGCAGAGCAGGAAACAATAAATAGATTTACAACGGCTGAAATCAATATTGAGCAGACAAACAATAACCACATCTCTAATAACGGTGACCTTGACGGAGTACTGTCAGGTCTTACAGATGCAGTATATGAGGCTGTTGATATAATAGCGGAAGGAGCACATTAAGATGGGAAAAACAGGATATGATTTTTATCTGAATAAATGCTTGTTGCCTATTGCTCCGGATAAGCTTCAAATCAAGATAAACAATGCAAATTCAAAGGTTACTTTGATTGATGAAGGACAAGTCAATATACTTAAAAAGGCAGAGTTAACCGATATTGAATTTGATTGCATTATACCTCAAGTTAAATATCCTTTTGCAAGTTACAAAGGCGGATTTAAAGGTGCTTCTTACTTTCTTGACTATTTTGAAGAGTTAAAAGCAAGTAGGAAGCCTTTTCAATTCATTGTGTCTCGCGTAATGCCGAGTGGTAAGGTACTTTTCTCAACCAATATAAAGGTGTCACTTGAAGAATATAAGGTAATAGAGCAAGCCAGTGAGGGTTTCGATATAGGAGTAAAGTTTAAGCTTAAGCAATACAAAGAGTACGGAACCAAAACAGTAAGCATTAAATCTTCAGAAAGTTCAAGTGATGAAGCACCAAAAGCAACTGTAGAAGAACCTAGATCAACAGAGAATGCACCTAAAGGAGAGTATAAAGTGGGCGACATTGTAAATTATCATGGTGGAACTCACTTTTACACTTCTTATGAGGGCGCAAAAGGTTATCCGGCAAGGGCAGGTAAAGCAAGAATAACTATTGCAAATGGTAAGGGCAAGGCGCATCCATGGCACTTAATACATGTTGATTCAACTTCAAATGTATACGGTTGGGTTGATGAGGGAAGTTTTGATTAAAGGAGCATAGATGGATATAGAACTTTTGATATCAGATCCTTCAGGTAATAAGCTGTATATGCCAGTTGTTGAAGAAGGTATTGAGTGGAGTACTGAAAGAAGAAGTACTCCGGGTAAACTAACTTTTAAGATAATAAATGATGGTATTATTGATTTTGAAGAAGGTAGCAGGGTTAGATTAAAAGTTGATGGGAAAGAGGTATTCTATGGTTTTGTATTCACAAAGAGACGTGATAAAAATCAAATTATATCTGTAACAGCCTATGATCAGCTTAGGTATCTAAATAATAAAGATACATATGTATATGAGAATAAGACAGTCGCTGAATTCATTCAGATGATAGCGACAGACTTTAACTTAAAAACAGGTACTTTGGAAGATACAAAGTTTAAAATTGCTTCAAGGGTAGAAGATAATACATCTTTATTTGATATGATTGAAAACGCCTTGGATTTGACCTTGCAAAATACAAAAGAAATGTTTGTAATGTTTGATGAATTTGGCAAGATTACACTTAAAAACATTGCATCTATGCGTGTAGGTGAAGAAAGTGCATATCTATTAATTGATGAAGAGACAGGAGAAAACTTTGAATATTCATCAAGCATAGACTCTGATGTATACAATAAAATAAAGTTATCATATGACAATGAAGATACAGGAAAAAGAGATATCTATATTGCTCAAGATGGTACGCATATGAATGAATGGGGAGTTCTGCAGTATTTTGATACGCTCTCTAAGGGCGAGAACGGACAAGCAAAAGCAGATGCTCTTTTAAAGCTTTACAACAAGAAGAGCAGAAATTTAAAAATAACAAATGCAATAGGAGATACAAGGGTAAGGGCAGGAAGCCTTGTTGTTGTATCTCTTGCATTAGGCGATGTTAATTTGAAGAACTTTATGTTGGTAGAAAAGGTTAGACATACATTTAAGTTGGACCAGCATGTAATGGATTTGACACTTAGAGGAGGTGAGTTTGTTGGCTGACGCAGTTGAGTTTGTAAAACTTGTTAAAAAAGCTGCCGTTGAGGCATATGAAGCCACAAAGCCGGTACAAGTTTGTTTTGGAAAAGTAATAAAAGCCTCACCACTTGAGATTATAGTGGATCAGAAACTGACTCTTGGTAAATCTCAGCTTGTACTTGCAAGAGAAGTTACTGATTATACAACAGAGATTACTGCTAACGGTGAAAAGAAGAAGATAACTATTCACAATGGGTTGGTTGTGGGTAATGAGGTTATTCTTTTAAGGCAGCAGGATGGACAAAAATATATAGTGGTGGATAGAACAGGATGATACCTTCAGATAAAGGCTTTTTAAGTCAAAATTTTGAGATAGAAGAAATACCAACCTACACATATAAAATGAAATCTGACAACAGCAGAATACAAGGGCATACAGACAGCTTGGATGCAATGAAACAGGCTATCTTTAAGATTCTTTCAACAGAACGATATCAACATCAAATGTATTCTTGGAATTATGGTGTTGAATTTTTGGATTTGTACGGAGAGCCGGTATCGTACGTATGCCCTGAGTTGGAGCGTAGAATTACAGAGGCTCTTACATGGGACAAAAGAATTAAGAGTGTTGACAACTTTGAATTTGATACATCAGAAAAAGGTGAGGTACGTGTAAGCTTTGTCGTGCACACGATATTCGGAAATATAGATGTAGAAAAGGTGGTGAATTTTTAATGTATGATGTAACTTTTAATGAAATTCTTGAACGAATGCTTTCAAGAGTGCCAAACAGCTTTGATAAAAGAGAAGGTTCCATTATATATGATGCTCTTGCTCCTGCTGCACTTGAACTTCAAAGAGTATATATAGAACTAAACTCTATATTATCAGATGCCTATGGTGATACCGCATCAAGAGAATATCTTATTTTGAGATGTAAAGAAAGGGGCGTTATTCCGGAACAGGCAAGTAAAGCACTTCTTCGTGGAAAGTTTACACCTTCAGGAATCAACGTAATAGGCAAAAGATTTAATGTAAATGAGTTAAATTACGTTGTTACAAGGGCATTAACAGATTCTGACGGAGGCTACGAAGTACAATGTGAAACTCCTGGTACTATAGGTAATAGAACTCTTGGAACAATGATTCCTATCGAGTATATACAAGGCCTTGAAACTGCAGAGCTTACTGAAGTACTTATTCCGGGCGAAGATGATGAGACTACAGAGAATCTAAGAAAACGATACTTTGACAGCTTTAAAGAGAGCGCATTCGGTGGAAATGTTAAGGATTATATAGATAAAACAAATGCCATATCAGGAGTTGGTGGAACTAAGGTAACAAGGGCATGGAATAATGATATAAAACCTATAGATTTAATACCGACAGCTAAGGTTGAAGAGTGGGTTAATACAACTAAAACAAAGCTGGATCCGGATGTTGCTAAATGGCTTACTACTGTATTTAGTGCAGGGAAAGAAAAGAAGTTGACAGTCGGAGGAACTGTACTTTTGACTATAGTAGACTCTAACTTTGGAGTTGCATCAAATCAGTTGATAAAAAGTGTACAGCAGACGATAGATCCGGAGGATACTCCGGGGGAAGGATACGGGCTTGCACCTATAGGACACGTAGTTAATGTGAAAAGTGTAAGAGGTGTTGAAGTATCTGTGAAAACCGAGATTACTTTTGAAACAGGTTATAGTTGGTCTAATATGCGTAGTGCGATGGAAGAAGCTATAAAAGGGTATTTATTAGAACTTTGTAAATCATGGGCAAGCACAACATCTTTAGTAGTAAGAATAGCACAGATTGAAACAAGGCTTTTACAGATAAAAGGCATTGTGGATATTGGGAATACTACAATAAACGGAGTTAATAAAAATTTGTCACTGGATCAATATGAAATTCCGGTGTTTAAGGAGGTAAGAGAATGACAAGAAAAGTAAATTTGGTGTCATACTTACCTTCTTTTTTAACCGAATTCAAAGAGAATATTGTATTGCTTGATGCGGAAAATCCTGAATTTGAATTTTTGTGGAAATCGTTTGATAGGATTCTAAAGAATGAATACATAAGTACTGCAGATGAGTATGGTCTATCAAGGTTTGAAGATATTGTAGGAATAAAACCATTGGCGGATGATACTCTTGAATCAAGAAGGTCAAGAGTACTGTCGAGGTGGTTTAATCATATACCTTTAACGCTGAAAGGGCTAAAGAAAAGATTGGCTTTAATATGTGGTGAGCAAGGGTATGATGTAAAAATAAAGGATTACACAGTAACAATAAGTATATATACAAGGTTTGATAGTCAAAAAGAAGAGATAAAAAAGTTGATGGAAGATATAAATCCTTCAAACATGATAGCAAATCTTATATATGAAAAAGCTTTAACATTTAATATCTTTGAAAAAGGCATTATCAGTGAAGCTAATATTTTGACGATAAGGCAGGTGAGTTAATGGCTTGGAATGGAATGACACTTACTACAAGTGGAAGAAGGGCGCTAAGCAAGGCACAGGCAGAAGACACTTTAAAAATACATTCTATGGTGATTGGTGACGGACAACCACCGGCAAACTTCAACGCGGTAGAAAGATTAGTAAATCAAAGGTTAGAAATCACTGAATTATCAATTGATTTAACAGATACGGGTTGCGTTGTGACAGGTGATTTTCCTAATGTCGGTTTTGATTACTACTTTAGAGAGCTTGGCCTCACAGTTGAAACACCTAGTGGTATAAGACTGTATGCATATGATAACTGCGGTTCAGATGCTGAATATGTGATAAATACAAGTACAGTTGAAAGAACAGATAAAAGAGTGCGAATTGAACTTATATTTTCAAATATCAGCAACGTAACCGTATCTAATCCAAGCATTCTTTATGTATCATATGATGCTCTGGAAAACAAGTTAAATACTTTAAAAACATCAGTTAACGAAGACGTTGAAAATAAAATCAATACTTTGGAAAACAAGATAAATCAAAAGCTTAAGAAGGTGTCAGTTGTAGAAGCAAGAGCAACTGCGTGGGAAGGAACTACAATCTTTAAACAAAGAATAAATATTCCTGGGATTAAAGCAAGTGACACTCCTATTGTTAGCCACAAGATTGAAGATAACATGACGGATGCAACTACAATAAAGGCAAGGTGGAAGGCTTATAGCTGTCTTGATAAAGTTGTTGTATATGATGGCTATATAGAGCTCATATGCTATAGAAAGAAGCCACAAAGAAGCTTTTATCTTGCAGTAAAGGAGGTGTAATATGGCTGATGCGATACTGATGGCAGGAGGCACAGGAGGAGTTACATCTGACGATGTTACTGCCAGTAAGGCTCAAGTGCTACAGGGCTACAAGACCGTCACTACTGATAGTAATGATGAAGTTGTGGAAGGCACTATACCCAAACGTGGCACATGGTCCACAGCTTCGGAAGTTGTAAATGCTTCAGGAGAAAGTACAGTCCATGTAAGGTTTGAAGAAGGATACTACAACAAAGATGGGCAGTATAAGCCTACAGCAAAGATACCATACGCAGTTCTATCAAATGTATTGGGAATTGATGCAAACAAAATGCTTGATAGTTTAACTGTAGCAGGAGTTAGAGGTACTATACCTATAAGAGGATATAGAGGTCCAAACTGTGAGCACATGTTTATGTATCAACCTGATGGTGGGTATGTTGTTAGAATTGAACCTGGGTATTACCACAAAGACGAGAGTGGACAGTGGAATCCTTATGTCGTTGTTTCGCCGAGCTTGGCAAAAAGAGCTACAAATTACCATCCTGAGAAAACTCTTAGTGATACAAGAACTTGTGAAGAACAAGGACAAATTAAAATGGTCGATACTAAGCTAAATAACTATACTAATAATCAGGCAAAACTTTTTGGTATGGACCCTGGTAGAGGTAAGCTGGTTATGCAGTTGGGTTATGGCAATGCGTATTATTTTAGAGATGATAATAACCCCCACGTGGAGGTTGACGCAGCCGTATTAGGTACAGCAGAAGCTGATAGTGTACTGCAGTGGCAAACTGCATCTTCACAGCATGGTATTAAGTTTGAAGGCACAATTCCAAGATGGATTGCTACTCATGGTGATGTTATTCTTGCAAATCCTAGTCATTCTGGGCAGGGTTTTGCTTATGATTTACCTGGAGTAGGAAGAGGAATTGCCATAGGTATAAAAAATGGCTCGTTTGTACAAGGAGCAAATTATGCGTTCTTACCATCCCCAAATTTTCAGCCTTGGAACGTAAGAAAAAATGTGAACATTAATGGCATGATAGGAACTATGGAGGACTATGGCACAGGTAGAGTGGCTTTTAGGAATGCCACCTTTGACAATGTTTTAGTGTCAGGGGTGGCGAACATAGGATTGGGAAGCAGTTTACTTAGTTATACTAGACCTGCAACGGAAATAAGGGATGGCATTATAAGATTTAGTAATGGTGGTTCAGCTTCAGGAGGGGGGTTACATGAATATCGAAAAGATAGAGCGCTTGAGGAGTCAGTAACTTTGGCACATTCTGTTAATTTAACGCCTTTCAGAACTATACGATTAGGATTGAAGTATCCATATGGTGGGAAATGGGGAACGGTTGGTGGTGTAGGAGCTTTAGTAGGCGTTGTGTGGGCACTACCAACTGGTTTGCCTGCAAACTATATTCCGAGTATAAATAGTAAAATAAACGCAAGTGTTATAAAAAAGGTGGGTTACAAAGATGGAGTTGTTCCTATAACTTCAGGACAGTGGAATACTTTAGTGGCGATACCAAATGGTGCTGAATATTTCGTTGATGTAGATGTATCAGAATTACAAGGACATCATAGAATTGCAGTAGGAATTGCTGTAAGTAGTCCCAATAGACAAGAAGCAACTATTCAGGTAAATGTGGTTGTTAATAACAGTATATCTGGAATTAGCCATATAGAATTTATAAATTAGGAGGTTTAAATGAGCAAATTGATTTTAAAGGACGAAACTGAAATTGAATTATCAACGCATTACGGTGATACATTTGTCACAGTGATTGATAATTTTGCAGAGTTGGATGAGTTAAAAGGTAAGTTGACTGATGCAAATACAGTGATTATGACAGTACAAAGTGATGGTAGCGAGGAAACTATAACAGGACTTAAGCTTCAGGGTATCACAATCAATTTTATTAAAGATGCAATGGGGGCAATTGCCCAAATGCAGGCACTATTAATGTTCAGGGCTATGGATAAAATAGAGCAGGTAGAGGCAACCTTAACAGGTCGTATAGATGCTTTGTCAAACATGTTGGTTGAACTGATGAATTCAGAAGAGGAGGAAGAAGGCAATGAGTAAGAAAAAGACTAAAGTATATGTTAAGTTTTATGCATCTAGAATTAAGCATGGACTCATGGCACTTGATGAAGTGCCGGAGAAGTACAGAACAGCAGTTGAGGAGTTCATGAAAACAGATGAATACCTGATGATGTAGGTTGATAACTAAAAATGCTATCTTGATAACAGAAAATAGGATTTTAATAACGAAATTTGCATTTTTTATACAGAAATAGCATTTTAAATAGATAAAGGAGAGCTTAAGTAGGCTCTTTTTTTAATGGAGATATTTATGACATTAGAGGAAGCGATAGACCATGCTTTAAAGGTTGCAGGTGAAGCTGACACATGTAGTAGATGCAAGTCAGAGCATTTGCAGATTGCAGCATGGCTACAAGAGTTGCAGAGATACAGAAAAAAAGAGAAAGGAGAAAAAAATGGATAGTGGATTTTCGGCAGGGAAAAAACTGCTACGTGGGTCTTATAGCCAGTACACATTGACTGGTAAAGATTATTTTGTTCTAAATCGAGCGTATGGTAAGACTCCACATCCTGGAGATATCGTTTACTTTTATAGTGGCGAAAAGGGCAGGGTTGCTCATGTAGGAATCGTTGAAGATGTTAAAAAGGTTAATGATACATATGTAATTCATACTATAGAAGGCAATACCTCGGCAGTCGCATTTGAAAGAAATGGTGGTGGAGTTGCGAGGAAGGAATACCGATTTACTGAAGGTGAGGTGGGTGGAAAAAACCGAATCAATGGGTTTGGAATGCCTCTTTTCAGTAACTCAACATGTACAGCAGAAGAGCTCATTGCTGTAGCGAGGCGAGAAGTAGGATACTTGGAGAAGGCAAGTAACGCTATGTTGGAAGAAAAAACTGCTAATGCCGGAATGTCCAACTACACTAAATATGGGCATTGGTATGGGCAAAACGGCCTGTATTGGTGTCAACAATTTGTATCATGGTGTGCTTACAAAGCTTGCAAACTACATCAAAAGAACAGCTTCACAGGATGGGTGATGTTTGATGGTAAGTGGGTCTATGAGATCAATGGAGTAGTGCAAAAGAATAGATGGATAACTACAAATGGCAGATGGTATGTAGTTGACGGAGCAGGTAACATGATTACCGGATGGTTCAAAAATGGCAATGACTGGTATTACATGAACACTGATGGAGGTATGCTTTCCGGACAATGGATTGATATAGCAGACGAGTCATATTATCTAACAAAATCAGGAGTTATGGCAAGAAGTGTTTATGTTAAGAATGATAAAAAGCATATTTATCATTGGGTAGATGAAGATGGTAGATATCAGAAGAAATTTGATACAGAGAGTCCGGATTTAAAAACATACGGACTTGCAGAGTAGAAAGGATGGTTAAAATGAGAGCGAATGTATTATATTCATTAGTAGGTGCAGTAGGAGGATTTGTAGCAATGGCTTTCGGAGGATGGAGTGAGGCTTTAATCACTCTGATTGTATTTATGGCAGTAGATTATGTGACAGGTCTTGCAGTCGCAGGCATATTCAAGAAAAGCAAGAAAAGTGAGAATGGAGCCCTTGAGTCCAGAGCTGGATTCAAAGGTTTATGTCGCAAAGGGGTTGCATTACTAATTGTTTTAGTGGCAGTGCGACTTGATATAATTATGCATACAACATACATAAAAGATGCAGTTATCATAGCATTTGTAGCAAATGAAAGTATTTCTATAATTGAGAATGCCGGATTAATGGGAATTCCGGTTCCTGGTATAATTGCTAGAGCAATAGATGTTTTAAGAAATGATTCAGAGAAGGTAGGCACAAATTAAATGTGTTTTTGTATATGAGTTTCTTCCTATTTATGAATGGTAGAAACTCACTAGTAACAAAGTTATTTAAAAAGCTATAAAATAGGCAACCTACAGTTCTGTAAGAGATAATCGAGACTTGGAAGAATCAAAAAACCCCGGAAAATCAATGGTTTTCGGGGGTTTTTTGTTGCCAAAAATTCTGCTGTAATTTGTTATCAGGCGTCATCATTTATTAGCATCTGTTGTTTATGAATCAAATTTTAGATACATAGAGCGTTAGCTCATTCTTTAAAGTTGAAGAATGAGTTGAAGCTCTTTTTTACATACCATCACAAATCTAGAGGAGATTTTTATATTCAGTAACAAAAAAGTGTCGTATTTATACGGCTTTTGGCGTTTCGCAAACGCCTATAAGTATTCAACATCTAAGGAACATTCTTGGGGGACAAAGGAACTGTCCTCATGAACTATTAGTAGAGATTGCTTGTGTATCGGATATCAGTATGGAAAAATAATGTTCCGAAATGTCTCGTAATGTTATTGGGATAGCAAAATAAGCATTTAGAATTTTTTTGAGGAGACAGTGTACAATATCTATTGAAATTCGTAATGCTTCGCAATGTGTCCGTAATGTTCCGAAATGTTATTGCAATGTTCTGAAATGTTTGGTATGTTTTATAAGAAGAATATTGGAGGTACTTGGATGCAAATAAAAGAATTATATCCGGATGTAATTGCAGAGGATATAGAGTATGAATATAAAGCAAGGTTAAACTCTGATAAACCGATTAAATGGGCTAAAACTATTGTAGGATATGCAAATGGCAATGGTGGGACCATGTTTGTCGGAGTCTCTGATAGTGGGGAGGCTTTTGGTATTGATTTGGATGAAATTGATAAAACAAAATTATTGATATCAAAAATTAATGATAGGCATATTTTCCCACATGCAAAAATTC